ATTATAAGCGTGACTGGCTTCTTCTGGTGTATCGTAACGACCCATTTGTTTATGTTTTCCCTTAATTTTACACATTGCTATAAATCTATTGCGGGATTTATCTAAACAAACACCTAAAGGATACTCGCCGCGCGTATTTCCACAATCTAATAACAAACTATTAACATGACGTGATACAAAAATGCAGGTTTGCGGACTGTAGATCCTATTGCCTAGTACCAGAATATCCTTGTCCAATTCTTTTCCTTGCCAATCTTTGTCGATCATCCAAGATTTGAAATTGCTGAAGATCATCCATTCATTACAGACTTGGCAGTCTCTATAGGTTGGATGATCTTTAATATATGCTTCACAGTAGCAACGTTTTAACATTGCAAGCCATTTCCTATAGAACGGGCACACCTTATTTTCGACCATGATTATATACGGAGCGTCATTGATCCCAACACCTAACACTAATTTTCGTTGCGCTAACGATCTTTTGTTTGCTGGTAGTTCAATAAACATTATTAACGCAACCCCGTATTTTGCCACAGTGCAAAGAAGCGACGTTCAACGTTAGAACGACTACGCCGGATAATAAGTTCTAACGTGATACCTGTGGTGTCAACCGATGCCGTTACTTCATCCACAGAGATAGCATAACCATCATCCACGAGCCACTGTAACGCTTTTTTTGCTTCGTCTTCAATCCTGTTTAGGTTCGATTGTGTCAATCTGGCTTGTTCAAACAGCCATAACTTAGACCCGTTTTCAAAGTCTTTATCCTCGTTACCAATCCAGCCTCTTCTTTGTCGCGGTTCTAAAATTTCTGAGGCGTTAGCCCTCCGTTCACCAAACAAACTATATAAAATGCTCGTATCAAAAAAGTCATCTGTTTCAATGTCACCAGCAGCATCAAACGATATGTCATAATCCACATCGACAGTTTCTGTTATATCCTCAGTTCCTGCAACTTGTGCCGCGGTTAATGCTGAATCATAAATCTTGAAGTTTGCAATGTGACCGAATAGATAGTTTGTTGAACTTCTATTACCTAGATTGATTTGTGTTTTAGTCCCTGTAGTTGTTCCACCGGCTAATTGACTATCAAACACACCGTTTGTATATAATTTATGACCACCTGATGTATCAGATACATCCATTGTTGTTGTTATCCGAGTTGTAGTGATATCTACAGCTGGCCCAGTAATAGTAGTTCCTCCAGCAAATGATTGAACATTAGAGGGATTAGACGCCCTGATTAATCTAAATGTCTCTCCTTCTACATTAGAAAGAACTTGAGGCAAAGTACCTAATCCAAGAAGTGATACTTCTGACTCCCAACTAAAATCTTCATCAGAATCCGGAATATTATCCGCGTCAATACTTACATTATCAGTTTCACGGGTTACAGCGACTGTTGTTGTTGGAATATATGATGAAGCGAACTCAAGTTCTTCTAGCTGAGCGCCCCAATATAAAATATTTTCAGTCCCCAAAGCGGTAAAGTTTCTAAGATTAGATGTTCTTGAACCTGATAAATAAATTTCTGGAAATCCTGCTAAAGCACCAGGAGTAAATGTAACTTTACACCGGAACCACTGATTAGATAAAACATCAACAGACGCAGTTACTCCAACATCAGTAAAACCGATAGACCCATCTGACAGATCGAATACAGCCCCTTTGTCAGCAGTATTATTGAAATCTATGCACAAGAATGCGTATGTTCCCTGCTTAACATAACAGCTTAAAGTGTATGCCGTCCCTGTAAGGTATGTAAATGATTGGAATTTACCGTGAGCCACACTAGGCGTTGTGTTAGTTCCAATCTTATCGGCAGTAGTAGTACCATCAGGCGCAACATCTGTATCAGATATTGTATTATTACTCCCAACATCACCCCAAGCGGCATTGTCAAACTCTTCACTTCTCAGCAGTAAATTCTCACTATCGCCTTCAATCAAAAGTCCGTTCGTTTCAAACCGGGGTACATCTACCGCTGCAGTTTTAATTAAACCATCGTCTTTATCCACGTATGTCGCTGTTGTAGATCTAGTGAAATCAACCGTACCAGTTAACGTTCCTAACAAATCGTCTTCAAAAGCAAGATCTACAAGTAAATGGTCATCTGAAGTATGTGTTTGCGTACTTAAGACCGCGTCTGTATCACCTGCCATTAGTCAACCCCTATAATCGTGACCTGAGTATCACCGGCAGAATCGACACCCTGTGAATGTTCGTGAGTATCATCAATAACTTTGCCGTTTGCCGTAACAGATCCCGTGAATGCTGTGTCACCAGTAAAATTAAAATTAGCCCCCGTAAAATCTATATCGTTTGAACCGGCATTAAGTTCAAGATTACCACCAGCTCGCCAGATAATAAAACCACCAGTTTGAGGATGATAAAAAGCAGTTTCACCCGCTGCGAGTTTTGGGCGATCTTTGGGTGATACGCCTATCACTGCTCTATTATCCGGATTCCCCTGAACAGATACAATCAACGCCAGAACATCAGCGGGAACGTTACTGTGGTAGCCGTAGGGGAAGACCATAGCGCCGTCCGACACTTTACCCAAGTATTCCATTTGTTGCGCTGCAAACTGCTGTGTGTCAGCGCTGCTGTTCGTTATATTTGCCCAACGTACTATCTTGCTACCCATCATACGAATAGATCCGCTGTGGTACTTGTGGATGGTTTCGTTAACACTAAACTGTACGCTTCTTGATCAACAAACCCTAATGTTGTCTGTTCGCCACCGGAGGTATCTAAAGTGAATGTTACGGAATTGCACAACATTGGTTCTTGTTTTCCTAAATAATCATCAACCACTTGGTACAGTTTGTTAATTTGCCACAGGTCCGCCCCCGGCTCTACGTCATACCCTGTCACAACAGCAGAATAAACCAACGATCTGGCTTTCCTTACGTTAGCCTCCCATTGCGCCCTTGCTGCGTTCTCAGCATCAGAACTTGTAATCTCTGATTCTATCGTTAACTGGCGTCCCGTGCGAATCTCACCATCAGTAACATCACCCGATTGATTCACGATAGACGAGTTTTCTGTAGTGCCGGCGTTGTTTAATGCCACGGGATTTAGTTCTGATTTAAATACATAGCTATTGAAACGACGGCTAATATCAAAACTAAATGACGACGAAAGTACGTTATTATCAATTGCACCGATGATGTGTTGAATACTTCCGTCAACTTGTTCCGCTGATCCACTCGTGATAACGACATTGCCGTCACTGTTGGAAGTCAATAGAACCTGTCTTTTCCGGCTGTATTGTTCTATAAATTCGAAAGCATTATTACCAGGTTCAGGTGACGCCACATCCTCTGCAGGGTTGAACGACTCGGTTGAAACATCGTCAACAACTTCCAAATCTGAACCGATATTCGCAATTACCTTTTCAATAATTTCTTTTAAAGTAATAGGGGCGCGCAAATCATTTATAGCACTGACAGAACTATCTAATAGATCACTGGTTCTATCCCGTCCGGATATTAAAATAATGTGGTCGTCGGCGTTGTAAGTAACTTCGATAATTTCTATAAAACCAGTCAACACCGTTTCATCGTTAACGATTATTTTGCATTCATCGCCACCCTTGAACGGAAACGCTTCACCCTCTGCAGCCACAGCTTGAAAGCTGAAACTATTAGATAACGCATCAAGTCTCAGTTCACAGCTTGCCGATGTGAAATTGTCATACTGAACACCGTTGACTTCAAGCTTCATAGTCATGCTGTCACAATCTCGATTGTTCCATCGACAAACGAAACATCTGAAATATCATTCAACGCGATTATTTCATCAACTGTTTCAGATTCACCATAATATTGATAACTGATTACTCGAGCAGGAAGTGTGTGAACGTTTACTTCAATAACCTGTTTTGCTGTTGTTTTTTGTTCATCAAAAAAATCTTGAACAATCACGCGCATATCAGTTAACGCATCAACCACATCATTTGATGAACCTGCTAATATTGCCGCCTGGTATTGGACTTCTAATTCGTCTTCAGCTGTTTCAATTTCGTTTACGTTTTCAAATTCGATTTGTGCAGTGTTTAAATATGCATATCCAAGGGTTCCGGCGTTGATTGCACCGTTTAAAATACCTCTGTTTTCTTTTCTTTCGATGCGACCGGCAGTGGTAGTTTTAACGTCGTCCTGATCACTGTCGCCAAAACCGAACATAGCTTTAAACGCTTTTGCCGTGTTCTCTACTGTTCCGAATAACCCGTCCATGTTTGAAAACAGATTAGTCACGCTTGTAGCGAGATCCGACGGGGCAATAATTAAACTGTTAACGTCTGCTGAAAACTCGCCTAAAAAGCTATTAAAGCTGTTGATCTCTTCAGCCGCCGCGCTTAGAAAAGACGTAGCACTTGTTGCGCTGTCAATTATGCTATCGATTTTTTCTACAGCATCAGCAAAATTGTTTTTGAACTTCGTGGATACTCCAAAATTATTAGCTATGTCAGTATTTATAGCTGCAGCTAAAGAGGAATTTGCCGTTGTTACCTGTGATAACGCTGTGGTTGTTTGGCGAGGAATGCCGGTGTCACTTGATACTTCAAACACAACATTGATTGTTGTTCTGCCAAAGCTGGTGAAGTCTTCATTGATACTGAATGAAGTAGCCGCGACATTCTCAATACGTCCGTATAATGGGTGTACCAGGACACCCGTTTCGCCGTCTTCAAGTGCTGCTATCAGGGAATCGCGGTAATCAAAATAACTTTGATCCGTGCTGGTGATACCGTTAGAAACGGCGGTCCGTGGAGCAACGACAATTTGAAGGTTGTATGTGCGAGGTCTAAGTCCTAAGTCTTCAATGGTTTGAGTGTCACGGTTTGGAAATTCCTTTTTAACCGTTTTACGTCCACCGCTAACGGACCCTGAATTAATCCGAATCGGAATAGTTTTATAAAACCCGTTAATGATTTGATCTGAATCAGCCATTACCCACCCGTCGCCATATTAACGCCTACGTTCAAGCCTGGTGACTTACCGGCGGTTTTACTTTTAACTGATTCAATCGTGTTTTCTGGTGCACGCAAGTTAACATTCACATCGGTTTGTGATCGGTTTGTGATGTTATTTAAACGTCTTGCAGGACCAATACCGTTTACATCTAATCCACTCTCTTCAAGCTGCAGCGCTCGAAGTGCGTCAAAATCACCGGACAAAAACATCACCGCCCTGGCTGCTTCTTCACCAAGAAATGTGCCAGCAATGTCAAAGCCTTTAGCTACGAACCCTACACCCTTACCAATAATTCCAATAGCGTCAGCCACTTTGACAAGTGATTCAGCGAAAGCATCAACACGATCAGAGTCGAGAGTGTCAAAGAACATACCTAAACTTTCAACTTGTTTTGTAATGGTGGGTGCAAGTCTTAGGAATGTCTTTATCAATATGTCATTGATTGTTATGCCGAGACCTTTCATTTTAGAATTGAACGTCGCAAGACGGATATCAGACTGTTCCTGTGCGACGTTTGTACCTTCTAAGGATTTTTCATATTCCCCAAGCATTCCAACATTGTTCAACAACGCCAGTCCTACTTTTGAATGTTCTTCGCCAAATAATTTAGATTCTAGCTGAGCTCTTCTTGTGCTATTTGTGACTCTATCAAGCTGTGATTTTACTTGTCTGAGAGTGCCTTCTAAGCCTAGTTTTTGGAAATCGAAACCTTGTCTACGTAAACGACCAAATATAGAATTTAATGCGGTGCCCGCTTTTTCAGCTTTGATACCGCCTTTTGCTGTTACTTGGATCGCTGCATTTAATTGTAAAAAACTCAAACCAGCGGCCCGCGCTGCAGGTCCGGCAATAACTGTGGCTGCTCCCGTTTCGGCAATCTCAGACGAACCCAGTTTTGCGCCGGCGGCTAATATATTCACAAACTTAGCAGCCTGTGAAGCGTCTGCACCAAATTGGTTCAAGCTTTGAGCTGTGATATTAGCAGCGGATTGTAAATCTATGCCTGCAGCATTCTTTAATAATAATACTTGCTTAGTCGTTTCGGTTAACGCATCAAGATTACCTAACAATTCAGGCTTTGCAGATGCGACAAGTTTAATGCCGCGCGCCACTTCAGACTGCGAAGTAACAAACTCCTTCGCCATGTTCAATGTCTTTGTTGTCAGCTTATCAAAATCCTCACCAACAGCGCCGGTGATAGCTGACAGATCCGCCATTGAATCCTGAAACTGGGCACCCACAGTGAAAAATTCCCTAACACCAAAAAAAGCAGCCAAACCAGCCGCTGCATTGACAGCCGCACCCTTTAAACCCTTTAAACTACCGGTTAGTTTTTTGTTAATAGTTCTCGCGGCTTTATTGGCACTCTTATCAATGCCTTTCATGCTGCTATTGATTTTTTTAGCAGACCGCGAAAAACGGTCCTGCAGTTGTATAATGTAGCCGACCTTGTTACCCACTTTGTTCCTCTCCAACAATTTTGAATACTTGATCGATCACGCTGTACAACTCATCCAGGCTAACGGATTCCATCCATTGAATATTATACGCACCATTTGAAAATCGACCCAATTGAATACAGTTTTTCAATAGTTCGGCTTCAGTCATAGGTCTAAGGGTTTCACCATCCTTGGTAACGGTTCGACCTAAGCTAGGGTAAAATTTGCGATGTATTCCCCTGTTAAATTTTCAAAGTCTGAAGGATCCATTT